ACGGGTGGCTCTGGCCCTACAAGCACAATGAATCGCATCGCACCTCACTGTTTTCACACCGGCGCACAGCCGAAGCACAGTATATGCAGCGGCCCCGCCGGTTTAATGCCGACGGTGCACTCTGGACCGAAGCGATGGTGTCCGGTGCACGCGCGCTGAATATCACTCTGCAGCCGTCGCGGACGGTCATCGCCATTGACCCGCAGGCCACCAACAGCGAAGAGAGTGATGAAACCGGTATTGTCGTGGCGAGCAGTTACGGGCGCGGTAATGATCGGCTGTTTTCGGCTGACGCGGATTACTCGGGGAAATACTCGCCCAACGGCTGGGCGAAGCGCGCCATCGCGGCATATGAGGAGCACCACGCTGAAGCCATCGTCATTGAAACCAACCAGGGCGGCGACATGGCCGAGGACACGCTGCGCAATGCGGGCTTTCGCGGGCGAATCGTCCGCGTCCATGCCAGCAGGGGCAAGTTTGCCCGGGCTGAGCCCATCTCTGCGCTGTATGAACAGGGCCGGGTGGCGCACCGCGGCAATCTTTATCAGCTCGCAAACCAGCTGCTGGAATATGTGCCCGCTGCCGCGAAGAAATCACCGGACCGGCTGGATGCGCTGGTCTGGGCCATTACCGAACTGTTCCAGCCGAAAGGCACGACAGTGCGTCCCTTTTCAGCATAACTGAACTTCATCATGAGCAACGACGTCCGCAAGCGATCGCCAAAAATCGAGTCGATGGCCGGATGCTGGCCGATGATCAGCACGCTGCTGGGCGGCACGGCCGCCATGCGTGCTGCGGGCAAAACCTACCTGCCCAGATGGCCTAACGAAGAAGAGGCGTTCTACCAGAACCGGCTGGCGGTGGCGACGCTGTTCCCGGCCTTTTCGCGTACGGTCGAGGTGCTGAGTGGCAAACCTTTTTCCCGCCCGGTCACCTGGAATGAAGACGCGGTGCCTGCGCGCATACGTGAGATGTTCGGGGATGTGGACCTGCAGGGCACTAACCTGCACTCCTTTCTGGCTGACACCTTTGAAGAAGCGATGGCCTACGGACTCTGCGGCATCCTTGTCGAGCACCCACCTGCGGATAAACAGCTCTCTCTGGCTGAAGAGCGCAAGCGCGGATTGCGGCCTTATTTCGCCAGGGTGAATGCCACCAGCCTGCTGGATTACGACTCAGAACGGGTCAACGGACAGGAGACATTCACGCTGCTGCGCTTCGTCGAGACGGTCAGTGAGCGCGACTCGCAGAATGAATTTGTCGTGAAAAATATTGAGCAGGTCAGGGTGCTGAATCCCGGCCGCTGGCGGATTTATCGCGAAAAGCTGAATGAAACGAGCGGGGTGCTGGAGTGGCAGCTGCACGATGAAGGCACAACCAGCCTGAAGAAAATCACCTTTGTTCCGGTCTACGGCGATAAGCGCGGGTTTATGAACGGCCGGCCGCCGCTGTCTGAACTGGCCTGGCTCAACGTTGAACACTGGCAGTCCCGCAGCGACCAGCAGACCATTCTGCATGTCGCCCGTGTACCGGTGCTGTTCGGCAAAAAGCTCGGTGATGGTCCCATTTCGGTGGGTGCGGCATCGGCCATCCTGTCAGAAGAGGATGAAGCAGACCTGCGTTATGTGGAGCACAGCGGCAAAGCCATCGAGGCCGGGCGCACAGATATTATCGATCTTGAAGAGAAAATGCGCCAGATAGGAGCCGAGCTGCTGGTGGTAAAACCCGGCCACCGTACCGTGGTGCAGACGCTGACCGATAACGAAGCAAGCACCAGTGCGCTGCAGCGCATGGTGTGTGACCTCACCGATGCGGCCCGCCTGGCGCTGCAGTATCTGGCGGAATGGATTGGTGAATCCGAAGGCGGACACGTCACTATCTTCAGTGACTTTGGTGCTACCACGCTGGCTGAAGCGTCCGCTGACTTCCTGGTGGATATGTATAAAACGCGGACGCTTTCAGACGAGACGCTGTTTAACGAAATACAGCGCCGCGGCCTCATCAGCAGCGAACTTCGCTGGGCACAGGAGCAGGAACGTATTCGCGCCATGCCTCCTTCTTTGCCAGCTAAGCCGGTAACCACATCCCCGGTTTAGCCCTCTCCGGGCCCGTGCAGAGGCAGGGGTCTTTTTATTGCCGTTCGCTGCGGATGCAGCACGGTGCAACGGGCCGGATGGCTCTTACCTGGTTGGATGACCCTGATGAAACTGAAACTCGATGAGAATGGCCATGTGGTCGTAAACGATGGCAAACCCGTGTACGTGCAGGATGACGGCAAAGAGGTGGTGTTTGATGCCCCCGGCACCCTGCAGACCATCTCGCGTCTTAACGGTGAGGCAAAGTCGCACCGTGAGCGTGCGGAAAGTGCGGAAACGCAGCTGAAGACCTTTGAAGGCATTGATGATCCGGCCGCTGCGCTGGCAGCACTGGATATCGTGAAGAATCTGGAAGACAAAACGCTGGTGGATGCCGGTGAAGTCGAAAAGGTCCGCACTGAAGCCGTCCGTGCGCTGGAAGAGAAGTATGCGCCCATCGTAAAAGAGCGCGACGACCTGAGCCAGAAGCTTACGGCGGAGAAAATTGGCGGCAGTTTTGCCCGTTCGAAATTCATCGCCGAGAAGATGAGTATTCCGGCTGACCTTGTGGAAGCCCGTTTTGGCAGCAACTTTCAGGTCGTTGGTGACGCCGTCACGGCGTTTGATCGCGACGGAAACAAAATCTTCAGTGCGGTCAGACCCGGCGAAGCGGCGGGATTTGATGAAGCGCTGAGCATTCTCGTTGAGCACTACCCGTATAAAGACCAGATCCTCAAGGGCACCGGCGCATCAGGCGGCGGCTCTTCTGGGGGGAATGGCAACAGCAGTCCTAACACACTTACCCGTGAACAGTTCGAATCCCTCAGCCCTCAGGAGCAGAGCGAACGGGCCTGCGCGGGTGTACAGATTACCGATTAACAGGATAACCCTGCATGTCTAATACCCTGACTCAACTCATTCCCGACCTGTATCAGTCGCTGGATATCGTCTCACGTGAACTCTGCGGGTTTATTCCCTCCATCACGCTGGACGCCACAGCAGAACGCGCAGCGCTCAACCAGCCGATTCGTATCCCTGTGACGCCGGCTTCAGACGCTGAAGATGTTAAGCCCGGTCAGCTGCCGCCGGATGACGGTGACCAGGATATCGGTAATGTGCCGCTGGCCATAACGAAATCGCGCATGGTGCCGTTCCGCTGGGAAGGCGAACAGCAGAAGGGCATTAAATCCGGCCCGGGTTATCACGGTATCCGCCGTGACCAGGTCACTCAGGCGATGCGCACACTGGTCAATGAAATCGAAGAAGATCTGGGTCTGCTGTTCCGCCGCGCATCACGCGCAGCCGGTGAGGCAGGAAAAACACCGTTCAAAGATACACTCACTGACACGGCCCAGGTACGCAAAATTTTGACTGACAATGGTGCACCGTTGAGCGATCTGCAGTGCGTCATTGACACCACAGCAGGCGCGGCGCTGCGCACCATGGCGCAGCTCACCAAAGCCAATGAAGCAGGAACCACTGCGCTGCGTTCTCAGGGCACACTTCTGGAGCTGCATGGTTTTACTCTGCGTGAATCTGCGGGTATCGTTCAGGCTCAAAGTGAGTCGGGTGAAAAGCCGGTCAAGGACAGAACCTTCATTGTTGCAGAAGATCTCGCTGAAGGAAGCCTGTTTGTAAAAATTGAGCCCACGGGCAACGACAACAGCAAATCCAGTGTGCCCGGGTTCGTTGAAGAGGGGTGCGTCGTCATTATTGGGAAGCACAAATATATAGTTGCCGCTAAAAGTTTTAACACCATCGACATTCATAAGCCCGGGTTGATGGAAAATGTTAAGCCAGGAACCAAACTGGAAATTGTCAGTGAATTTACTGCCAACTTCGCATTCAGCCGTTCAGCCATCATCCTGGCCACCCGCGCCCCGGCGCTGCCGGAAGAAGGCGACATGGCGGATGACCGTATCATGATCACCGACCCGCGCACTAACATGTCGTTCGAAGTCTCCATGTACAAACAGTATCGCCGTGTTCGTTATGAAATCGCTGCTGCGTGGGGCTGTCAGAACATCAAACCAGAACACACCGCCGTTTTGCTGGGCTAGCCTGTAGCTGCCATTTCCGGTGACATTTCACTGAATGAGGTATCTCATGCTGACTCGCCAACAGCAGGCGGACGCACGTCGTTACATGGGCTATCCGATGCTGGGTGATACCGCTCCGGACGATCGCTCAGATGTGGCGTACGCGCAGGTCACCTCCGGACGCTATCAGACGCTGGCGCATCGATTGAACACGCTGCGGGATGAGGAGGAACAGATTGTGGCGAATTACCTCATTACGTTGGCAGGGCTGGAGAGCGGTATTGCCCGCGCTGCGGAAAATCTTGATACGGATAAAGCAGCGGTATGGCAGCGTAACCGATCAGAAGTCTCAGACCGCACGCGTCTGTACAACCAGTGGCGGCGTCAGCTCTGCGGACTACTCGGGATGCCGCCGGGCCCGTCGCTGGGCAATGGCGTATCAACTGTGACACGGTGCTGATATGGACGCACATCAGCTGGCGGCGAAGGTAAACCAGGGTAACGGGAAGGCCGCGAAACGCCTGGGCAGTACGGCCCGTCATTACCGGGCGGCATCACCCTTCAGCCCCCTCGACGCGCAGCCACTGCGACAGCTTTCGGCCTCATTCACCACCGATTACGGTTACATGCGCGCAGCCCGGTTCGGACTGGCCACCCGTATTGGCATTTTTGATGCGGCGGAGTTTGAGGTTGGCGATATCTTGGTGTCCACCGAGGGGACCTTTTACGTGGCAGCCATGCCGCTGTTACAGCCCATTCTGTGTGTCAGGGCTGAGCGGCTTGTCAGCGTCCGGCGTACCACCCCGGCGGGCAGTGACGCCGGACTGCAGGATTACGGGGGCACCACTGCAGCGAATGAAAAACTCATCATGTCCGGCTGGCCCGCCAGTATTCTGTTCAGCCGTAGCGGTGAGCACAGCCCGCTTAAGTTGCCGGGTGAGATGCGCAGCGCGTGGCACAGCATCCTGATGCCTGCGTTCAGAGACCTGTCTCTCCATACCGGGGATTTTGTGACGGATGACGCCGGGCATCGGTTTGTCATCAGCGGCACGGAACTGACCGACATGGGCTGGCGTCTGACGGCGCTTCAGGTGACGGTGTAACATGGCAAGTACCGATGATGTTGCCCGTTACCTGGCAGAGCGTATTTCAGATGTTGTGTATCCCGGTGGCAGCGGGCTTCCGGGCATCATTAATGCCGCAGTGAAAATCTATCCGGGCTGGCCGGTGCCGGGCATACTGCAGCAGGATATCGAGAACGGTGGTGTGCACGTCTCCGTATGGCCACTGCCGACAGAGCGTAAAATCAGCACGGCGCTTGGCAGGCCGTTCCGTTTGATGGCGAAGGGCAAACCCTCGCTGCAGTTCACAGTGAACGGCACCGCGATAAGTGTTGCCGGTGTGGCGTCGGCACTGACTAACGTGCAGATAACCCTTAACGGGAAAACATACACCTTCCACTTCCAGGCAGGCACTACAGCCGAAAAGGCACTTTATATTCTCTCTGTCAGACTGCCCCGGTCATTCACTATAAGCAGCAGTCTCTGCATTATGCTGGTGAGACACATCAGTCTTTCCGTCTCGACCGCGGGTACTGCCGTCAGGGAGCTACGCAGGCAGATAAAAGATTTCCAGGTTACTGTCTGGGCACCCACGCCTGGCCTAAGAGACCGCATCGGCAGTGCCATTGATACGGCGCTCTCTGAACAGTGTCACATTGACCTCAACGACGGCGCGCCCGCGCAGCTCCTTTATACCCGGCAGTCTGATTCCGACAGGTCAGAGAACTGGCATGTCTACCGGCGCGACCTGATTTTCAGCGTGAATTACGCCACCACCCAGGCCATTACCGCACCTGAGGTGACCAGCACGGTCGTCACCGTTAACGGCCAGCAGACCACACCGTAAACCCTTTTTCCAGCATCAGTTCACTCATCCGGAGTCTCACTCATGCCGATTTATTCAACCGGCGATCTCAGCACGTCTGCACTCACGGCACCTGACCTGTATGTTCAGGTTGTTCCGCCCCGGGCACGTTACATTAACGGTGTACCCACTGACGGGCTGGGGCTGGTGGGTGTGGCAGGCTGGGGGCCGGTAAATAGCGCCTTTCGTATCACGTCAGATAACGACATTGCATTCTTTCTGGGCACGCCTGAAAACCGTAAGTATGACCTGGCGACAGCGGCTGCCATTTCACTTCAGCTCGGTGCGGCGAACCTGAACTGTGTGCGTGTGACAAACGGTCAGGATAAAGCCGCCAGTGGCCGGCTCTGTGAAAATGGCAGCAAGTCAGGCCTGCTGCTGACCGCACTCTACAGCGGGACGCGGGGAAACCAGATAATTGCAGGTATCGGCAGCGGTACCGCGGTGAACTCGAAAAAGCTGACCATCAGTCTGCCGGGCGTGAGTGCCGAAGTCTTTGATAACCTGCAGGGTGAAGGGGATGCGCTGTGGAAAGCGATGGCAGAGGCCGTAAATCACGGTCAGATGAATATCCGCGGTCCCAGCCAGCTGGTACGCGCGAAAGTAACCGAATCTGAAGCGCCCGCACAGGCCGCGGTTAAAGAGATCACACTCAGCGGGGGCACCGACGGCGCGACCGGTATCACGGATGCCACGCTACTCGGTACAGACGGCACTGATGCTCCGCGTAAGGGTATGTATGCCCTGCGTGGCACAAATTCACAGGTCATCAACCTTGCCGATGTGACCGATAAAGCATGCTGGCCTGCGATGGCGGCGTTTGCGCGCTCCGAAGGTGCATATGCCATCGGCCAGGGCCCGGCCTCCGCTGGCTGTAAGGCGGTGTCTGAAGCGCTTAACAGCTCAGGCGTGGACGACTGGCATTTCAAGCTGATAGTGGGTGACTGGCCTTACTGGAAAGATACCGCAAACGGCACAAGCCGCATGATTGCGCCCGCCACGTTTGAAGCGGCAAACATTGCCGCCCGGGCACCGCATATCTCCACGCTCAACAAGCGCATCCCCGGCATCATTGCCACTGAGCGGCAGCTGGCGGGACGTCCTTACTCCGTGCCGGAAATCGGGGCCATCAACTCAGCCCGCCTTGATGTCATCACCAATCCGTGTCCGGGCGGCAGTTACTTTGGGATGCGCTCCGGGCGCAATACGTCATCGAATCCGACCCAGAACGATGATACCTACACCCGCATGACCAACTTCCTGTCGCTGACCATTGCGGCAAGCTTCGGCAGCGTAGTCGGTGACAATCAGACTACAGACCTGCGCCGGGAGACCAAAAGCACGCTGGAGTCTTTCCTGTCGAATCTGGAGACGCTGAAGATGATTGGCGACCCGAATGGCGGACCAGCCTTTGCGGTGCGCCTCGATGCAGCCAATAACCCGGATGCGCGCGTGGCACTGGGCTACATGACCGCCGATGTGCAGGTGAAATACCTCAATGTGGTGCGCTACTTCCTGGTGAACCTGGAAGGGGGCGGCAGCGTGTCCATTTCCGTCTCAGACAGCTTGTCGCGCTGAACACCGCCTCACTTATTACTTCGGAGATAAACCATGCCAACCCTTGGCTATACCGTGGGGCGTGATATTGCTGTCGATATCAATACGCCGACGGGAAAACTGCGCATTCCCAAAATCATGAGCTTTAACTCAAAGCCGCAGGTCTCGACCCATAAAATCACACCGCTCAATGGCATTACCGACGAGCTGCAGATCCCCGTCGGCTGGAATGGCACCATCGCTGCTGAACGCATGGATGCCACGCTCGATGACTTCTGGGCGAAGTGGGAAGACAACTACTACAACGGCATCGATCAGCCCCGCGGCACCATCACCGAAACTATTACCGAGGCAAACGGCACCGTCAGCGTGTACCGCTATGAGGGGGTGTCGTTTCACCTTACCGATGCAGGCAACAAGCAGGGTGAAAAGACAGTTAACCAGACCCTGTCATGGACAGCCAACCGCCGTAAAAAAGTGAACTGAGGAACAAATCATGGTGCAGGTAAGAGTGCATGAAACGCCGCCCGCCGTGGCAGAGTCTGCGGTCAAATCCGACCAGGTCCGGGATGCCAGCGGGCGCGTCATCACCCTGCGTGAGCTCGACCCGGTGCAGGAATCCAGGCTGACTGTAGCTGTCGGCCCGGAAATGGCCATCAACGTGATGTACATGAACATGTACGCCTTTCCGGCAGCGGCCGTGGCTGACATAGACGGCGAAGAATACCCGGTGCCGCAGAACCCGAAGCAGATTGAAAGCATGCTCGCTATTTTGGGCAAAAGCGGACTCAAAGCGGTCAGTGCCAGTCTGCGTGCCAGGTCGAAAGATGAAGAGGATGAGGCCACGGAGGCCGCCGCAAAAAACTAGCACAGAACCCCGGGTTTATTAAC